GATGAGTGGTCCTATCCCATGCCGGGAAATCAGCAAAAGGGCGGTGAACATTCTCCCAGGGGTATGGGCAGTTACTGTAGAGGGGTTCAAGTGTAGGACGAATGGTAAAAGCACCATTCCTGATGCCTAGTAGCGCCCACTCACCAGACAAGATGTCTAGCTTTCCTGATGCGACTTCCGCCGAGATCTGGTAGGAGTAGTTACCGTCAGTCTCAGCAGTAAAGCCCTCAGGATTTCGGATCAGTCGTAGGATGGCATCACATTCAACCATCACTACCACCTGTGGATCAATGACACCGGTTGATACCTTCACATCTAGATCAGGCACACGGTGACGGATCATCAGCTCAACATCGTTGAGCCTGGTGTTTACAATCGTCTGTTCGGATGCGTCTAGGGTACGGCCAAGCCTAGCTTCTACATCCTGATAGGTGGCGTACGCCATAGATTACTCCTAGAAGGTTTCTGGCTGTGCTACGGCTCGAATCAGGGACATGAATCCCTTCTGAAGGTCGGTCTTAGCAATGGAAGCCCACCGCTTATCCGTGCTTGGATCATCCATCACGATGTCAACCCACTTGCCTACCTCAACGGCGACATCCTTCAGCTTGTTCATAAGATCAATCTCAGCCGGAGAAAGATCACGGTAGCCCTTAATGGGGGCAGATTTCATTTAATTAACCTTCTTTGGTGGACGTCCCCTACGAGGAGTAGGCTTAACCGTCTCCTCCGAAGTGTCGTCAAACTTATACATGTCAAGGATCGCACAGAACTTGTCTGCCTTGTGATCAGGCACCTCTACCACGATCTTGCCATTGGTTAGTTTCATACCAGCCTCTCTACTTCCTCAACCCAGCGATTGAGTTCGGGGGCTGGATCAAGTTCTTGTGAACGTTTCTTTGCAAGCACCGAAGCGGCTTGCCACTCTTTGGGGTCTGAGAGCCTCAGGAGCGCGTTTTCCCATGCGTTCAGGTCTCCTCTATCCAGGAACAGTCCAAAAGGCCCCTGTGACTCTCTCAGGCCCTCTGTAGGGTGTGCCAGGACAGGGATGCCAGATGCGAGGGCTTCCACACCGGCCATGCCGTAAGACTCGTAGATAGACGGCATCAGCAGGATTTTGGTCCTAGCCCAGACATCGTCCTTCATGTTGTCAGTCTGGGGCTGAAAGGTCACATTAGGAAGCTTCTCGTAGATCTGATCCCCATGCCCACCCTCGACTGCCAAGAACTTCTCTTCTGGGAACCTACGCGCCATTTCATAGAAGATCCTGCACCCCTTGTTTTCGTTCAGGTTGACCAAGGTAATGTGATCTCCGGGGGTAGTGGCATGCTCGTCGGCCCAGACTGGTGGATGAAGAACTAATGACCTATCAACCACGTGATCAAACTTGTCCCTGATCCACTGTGTATTGAAGACAGTCAAGTCCGGCTTGAGGTTCAGTAGCTCCTGATTAGGAAGGAAATCGTTGTGCATGATGAACACATATGGAATTCCCAACGACCTAGCAATCCCAGCGGCTCTGAAGGTGTTGTCATGGTGAGAGACAATGACATCAGGCTTCCACGCCTTGATCTGCTGCCGCCCATACACCACGTTTGTAGCATAAACAGGAACTCCCTCGTATTCGTAGTACGGAGGAGCTTCAGGAAGGACTGTTGCCCACACAACAACTTCATGTCCTGCCTGGATTAGAGCCTTACACATCGCATGAAGCATAGTTTCAGAACCAGCATTACGATATGGGATGTAAAAGTGTGGGAACACTGCAATTCTCATGGCGGTCCCTAGTGTCTAGGTTGCAGGCTGAGTCCCGAGTGCCTAATTTAATCCACGTTAATCGGTGGAACCTGTCCTAGACTAATTATCAGCTACCAGATGGGTTGATAACCTTCACGAAGGCGTCAAGGTCACCCACGATCCAACCGAACGTGCACTCAACAAGCAGCGCAACCTGGTTGGTCTGCCACATCGAGATGGTGTTCGTGCCATCCGTCAGGGTTACCTGGTCAGAAATCTTGTACCTGATGTTGTCCGCGAAGCCCCAAGCAAGCTGCTGGAACTCGCCACCAATCATCTGCGTGGTCGTACCCGACGCAGCACCAAGGTCACCACGAACAGCCTTACCATACTGAGCTGGGAAGCCCAGGATGTTACCCGCCTGCGAAGCAGCCAGGTTTAGCTGACCAGGGTTAACAAGGTTACCGTTGACGTCACGCTCAGCACCGGCCGTGATTAGCCGTGGACGGAACCGAGTGTCAACCGCCCAACCATCGAAATCAAAGTCGTCGTTAGCAACGAGGCTGTACGCGGCAATGAGTTCGTCAAACAGGTTGTTGGTCGTAATGGTGTCGGTGTTAACCACCTTGGTCGTGTTGTTCAGCACGTTGGACGAGTCGATACCCGCCAGGGCAGCACCGGTTAGAGGCTGCTTGCCGTGGAACACAGCCAGGTCAATACCACGACCGATAGCGAAACCAAGGTCGGACTGAAGCTGCGAGTAGAAGCCCTGTGGGTTGGTACGCGCAAACTCTTCCGACACGGTAACAATGGTCGCCAGCTTGATTGGCTGCATAACCTTGCTGTCCCACGCAACACCGGTCAGTGGCTTAGTACCACCCTCACGCTGTGCGTTGGTCGTACCAGTACCAACCTGGCCAACCTCAGGACGCTTTACGTTAACCGGAATAACCGTCTCACCAAACGAGACCGGAATACGCCGACCTAGTCGAAGAACAAGGGAGTTCTCCTGGGCCTTAGCGAACATCTCAGAGGTGATGGTCTTAGGAAGAAGGTCATCAGGAACGTAAGCAAGACGCCCCTGGTGGTTGTTAGTCGAGTTCGGCTGAAGCTCGTTGATCTGTGCCATTTGTTATTAGTTCCTTTGCGATAGATTAGCCTTGAAAATTGCCGCAAAGGCGTCTTCAGGAGTCTGAGAGGCATTGCCATTGAAACCATGGGACGGATCAACCGCCTTTACCTTGGTTCCACCAAACATCCCCTTGAGCTTTTCTGCATGAGCCTTCATCTCGTCCAAAGTCTCACCCTGAAGTACTGCGGCAAACTCCACAGCCGTTTCGCCTGGAACACCGGCATGGAGAGCAGCAACCAAACGGTTGTAATCCTTGGTTGCGTTATCACGTTCTGCCGAAATGGCAGACTTTTCGTCGGACAGGGTCTTGAACTGCTCATCAAACTGAGCGGTAACCTCTGCCTTAGCCTCGTCAGCAGCAGTCTTAGCCTTATTGCGGTACTTAGCGGCTTCGCTGTTTGCCTCAGATAGTGCCTTACGAGCCCAGTCAGGAAGATCCTGAGTGTTCTGGCCGGTGGGGCTATTCTCAGTCTCCTGAGTAGTGTTTTCGTCCGACATTTAATGACCTCCTGGGTCTATCGTTTGTGTGACTAAGCCACCAGGGCCTAGGTTTATTACGCAGCAGCGGCAAATTCGGCTGGGTTAATTTCCCCACGCTCGATTGCGCGCCTGAAAGCATTTAGCTTGTCGTTCTTGGTGAACTGAGACCCGAAGAAGCCCTTGGTTTCCTTCTTCCAGATGTCTTCCATACGCAAGAAGTCGTCTCGACCCTGCCAATTGTCCGGATCAAAGACAGGAACGACCTTGCAGTCACACCCTGGATGCCATCGGGTCATTAATTCGTCAAGTTCATCGTCTGAAACGTTGTTTTTAGTCTCAAGGATCTCCGCCGCGCCTTCGTGCTTAGCGCCTGCCGCAAGTTCACTCTTGTAAACTGGACCCCTTGAAACCAGCATTAGGCAAAACGCACATGTTTCTCGCCCTGTGGCCACCCGAGCAAAGCCAACGCGGCCCTTTTCGCTCCTGACCGCATTAAGCTGGAGCCTGCGACCACCATTCTCTACTTCCTTGGCAACCCTCAGAGAGGTCTCCACTACCTTTGCGTCGTCGAGGTCAATGACCCGTGCCTGTCCGAACACGGGCTTTAGTGACTCTTCCAGCCATGCAAGTTCATACGAAGGGATATCGATGTTGTGATCATCGTTCCCAAGGTGAATCTTGCGCTGGGAGTCGTAGTACTGACGAGCAAGGATGGCTGATTCGCGCCTGGCGTTATCAACAATGGGAAACATCCCTCTTACAATGAATCTCCAGGACTGCTGAGTAAGGGGGATGCCTCTATAAGGGAGAAGAAGGTTGAGAATTAACTGTACAGCCCTAGCAGTGATGCTACGCTGTTCCCGGCTGTACTGACTTAGCTGCATTTGCGTTAGCCTGGTTGTCTAGACTCTGCTGAGTTGCATCATTCTGGAACAGCAACTGGTTCATCATAGAAACAGGATCAGTCTTGTCCATACGCTCCATCTCCTTGATCTGAATATCCGTGTATCCCAGATCAATACGAGCCTGCTTGGTTGGGATAATTCCAGCAGCATGCAGCTTGGTGGTACCATCCGCCTTAGCAGCAAACGTAGGAGTAGAAGGATCACGCCATACGGTTTCCAGCTTGTATGCGTCTCGCGGGATTTCCCCGTCGATCACAAGCATGCCAAGCCGCATCGCCTCTTCCCACGACTGACCAAACATCCTCGACTTGCGCTCCACCTTCTTGATAAGGCGAGATTCAGCCGACTTAATAGCCTCAGCAGAAGCCGGGTTGTCAGAGGAGAAAGAAAGATACTGTGGTGGGAGACCAGTGTACGAGGCAACCTGCTTAGCAAGAAGTTCGATGGCTTCCACGTAGTTTCGTAGCTCAGCACTTTGGAACTGAGTGGCTTTGCCTGCCTCGTTCTCAAACGCCATGATGCGTGCCATGTATGCTTCCATAGCCGCGCCTGGCTTGGTGACATCCACTGGGAAGTCTTCCTCGGACACACCAAACAAAATGCGCTGCGGAATTGCCATCAGCTCAGCGGCTGACTGCAAGTTCATCATGATTCGAGAAGCAGCATCGGTGGCCGATCGCAGTTCCTTGGAAATCTCGGAAACGCCGCACCACTGGTGGATTCGGTTTCGGTTCACCAAGGGTGATACGAGTACTCGACCCAAGTCGTGCATTACTACATGGTCAATGAACCACTGAGAAGAAGAGTTCTTGCTCTGGCCTAGGTAAACCGTCCGGTCTGGTAGGAAGAGCGCTACGTATTTCTCGTTGGGGATCTCGGGGTCTTCGTACACCCTTAGGGCCGACTTAACCTTGCGAGTCCTATAATCCTGCTTGGCAATAAAATTGAACGGGCTTTCCAGCTTGATAATAGGAATGCTAGGGTCTTCATCCTGGTCTTCATCAGGGGCAGAAACCGTAATGTATGAAATCCCGTGAACCAGAGTTTCTGTGTGACCAGGACCTGACTCAACGTCGAGTAGGTTAGCCTGCCACCAGTTCCTAAGCCTTTCGTCTCCCTCAGATTCATCCCCTAGACGGAAATCTTCAACGTCTAGACGCTCTTCCAGAGACGATACGTACATTGCTGGCCAACCAACAGCCGCCGTAAGGAACCGCATCTCGGGTGGAGTGGACAGTCCCAACGCCTTGAGCCTGAACGAAGCATCATAGTAAGCCTGGTTGGTTTCTAGCTCTCCCTGCTTACCATTCAGATCGGTCATTAGATCATCAATAATAGAATCATATTGAGTACTCATTAGCGTAGAAGTGTCACCCCCTTACCCTTGTTGTTCTTACTCATCAAGAACTCCTGTCGTACTGCAAAAGCAAGCACGGCACACACAGCCGCGTCAATCTTGCGACTTGAGTCCTTGGTTGCCTTGCTGATGGAAATACCAAAGTTATTTGGACGCCTTACGGCGTTATTTACGTGCCTCTTCAGGACCGGATGACCGGCATGGGCGATCTCGCCTTCATACACTGCATCCTGGAACTTTTCACAATCCAAGGTGAAGGTCTTGATATTAGACCTCATATCGAATGCAATTGGATGCCGCTGAGACGCTTTTACCTTCATCTTACGGCCGTACTTCACACCCCACTGGTCAACGTACGCCTCAAACTCCCGGACGTCGGCACGCATGCCGACAACATCGTAGTGGTTCATAGCCCAGTCAACCGTGTCATTAACGTCTTCTCGGGGAACTTCTCCACCATACTTTTCCGGGTCCCAGATTTTGATAGGGAAAATGGCGCCGTCTTCAACCCTACAGGCCACAAGGGCTGTCCAGTCTTGTGACTTAGACCCATCGAAACCAAGTGTGATGCGGTCTCCGAACTCAAGCCGTCGCAAACCTGGCACATATGCCTTGTCCCATTCTCGTGGAGAGATCCATGCGTCCTCGGCTGCGTTGATCTGATTGAGAAACTTACGCCGTGACTCGGTGACGTCGTTACGAACGTCTAGGATGGATTCCAGGATGATATCTACATCCAGCCATTCTGCGTCGCCACGTGCGATAAGAAGACCTCGACGAAGACGGCTCAGTGCCTCCTGATAAGCCTCTTCATCCTCCAGCAGATCAGCAATTTCGCCCACAGGCGTGTCAGGAGGAGCCTCAAGGGCATCATAAAGAAAGCCGTTGTCTACCGCTTCTCCTGCTTGAACTGCCTGGTAAGCTTCCCAGTCCTTTTCAGCATCTGATTCTTCGCCTGGGCGATGAGCATTGCAAATAGAAAGAGAGCGGCATACACCATAAGCACCCTTCGTTACGTTACCCGCGATAACGTTAGCCATCTCAAGACCAGAGTTAGCTTCAACCCACCACTGAGTCTCGTTCTTGATCACAAACGTGGGACGCTTGCCCTCCAGTGACAGAGGAGAAGAAGTTACAGCCTCGATAAAGCAGGCGCCTTCGAATGCATCAACTCGCGTCTTGTGAATCTCCATCTTGTACTCTTCCCGCATTTTCTTGGAAGCCATTGCGGGAAACAAGGTGAAGGTGTTTCGGGTCTGGTCCTGGGACACGGCTGCCACCTGCACCCAAGCGGCAGGCTTACGCTTACCTACGGGATTTCCGTTTTCATCCCAGTGGCTGAATGCTACTGGTCCACACAGTTCGGCCAGTGACATTGCTGCGGCGAGAGGGTCTTTTCCCCATCCCTTGAGCCTGCGCAGCAGCCCATTTCGGTAGATGAATCGTCCAGAATGTGGGTCGACTGCATACCACCACAGCAAGAATCGGTATTGCTCGTGTGTGACAATAAACGGCTCTCCTGCGCGAGGTCCTGTGGGCTGGATGATGTACTCATACATCCAGTTAACGATCTGATCTCCCAGAGTTTTTTCTGGGAGGTAATATCCCCCTGACTCTAGTCTCTGCCAGGTAGGGCCGATAATGAAACTAGGTGCAGGGAGTAGAGCTGGCGAACCCATGTAAACTCCCTTATGATTGTGGAGTTCCTAGGTTCGTGATAGTTACGCTGGATGGATATGCTGAAGCATGGCCAACAGACAAGCCAGAACCTGAGGAACGGTAGAGTAGTGCTAGTGTGACAGTGCCAGACACAATGTCCCCTGCTTCCACCTTCCATTGCTGTGAAGGCAGACGCCTTGAGTTATTCTGCCAGCAATACATGCCACCATCACCATTTGTGAGTGGCGTGTTGGTGTTGGACGACTTGGCACGGAGAATTGCTGGGGCACCTGGATTACTGTTGTCAATGGCGGCTAGATCGAATTCAGCGTCAGACGTGGCCGTAATACCTAGAATCACCGATGGATTCCAGATCAGAACATCACCTGCTGATGCCGAGATTGCCAGCCGAAATGCGTCTGGGCATACGGTCCATGAACCAGACACCCCACAAGGTCCAAAGTTATTTCCAACAAACTGGCCGGTGGTTGCGTACTTCTTAGGGCCAATGATGGGCTTGTTGGTAAGGTCGTTATACGATCCGGACGTGGCCACAGATGCTAGGGAAGCTTCAAGAGCGTACTGGGTGTGAGGATCTGGCAGTGCCACGTGAGCCGCAACTGCCGAAGCAGCCGTGCCTACATTCTCTTTACCGTCTAGAGCAGCCTGAGTAGCGGTGGAAACGGGCTTATTGGCATCTGATGTGTTGTCTACGTTGCCAAGACCTACCTGCGCCTTGGTGTAGTCTCCTGATTGTGCTACAACCGCACCAGTACGGCCGAATACCGAGTCAACGGCTCCGCCCCCACCACCCGAAATGGTGATGTTGCCAGTTTCATCTGGCAACTGATGGTTTACCGACCTGACTGGTGTAAGGAGTTCCTCGGGTGGTACTACTCCAATAGCATCTGGAAGGTTCAGATTCTGATTTGCCACGATCTGAACGACCTTAGGCTTGTAATATAGCTCTGCAAGCCTGACTAGAACGTTGTAGTATCCTGCTGGTAGGGTGGCAGTGAGCTGTCCAGCCGAGACATTGATCTCATGCCTAACCGGGATGACAACCCCATCGGGGTCATCAGGGACTTCAATCTCGTTGAGAAGGAGGAATACAATCTTGCCGGTCGCAAGATTACCGGAAGGGGTGTACCACGTACCGGACACAGTCCCGGTTGGTACTGATGCTGGCAGTGGCATTTAGTAACCTACTATTCTTCTGTTTCGTCGTGAATACTTCGGTCGAACCTATGCCGACCATTCTCGCATGAACTACACCAGCCGCCCCTTGGGATGTCAGGGCTGGATGTCCAGCAACCACATTCGCAGTTGCACCTGTTAGATTTACTCATAGTAGGCCGTAGAGGAATCGAACCTCTATCTACTGGGTGTAGGCCAGTAGCTCTCCCATTGAGCTAACAGCCCATGGTATCAGGGATATCAACACCCTGACACTTGTCTGACTGGGAGGATTCGAACCTCCGACTTCCTGAATCCAAATCAGGCACGCTACCAAGCTGCGCTACAGCCAGTTTTCCATATGCGTCACTCAGATCCGACGTCACGAACTTAATCTGACGATCCGCAACCTACCCAAGACATCCACGAATGGTGCTAGTCTTCACGCGAGCGTCCCCGCTTGCAATGCATATGGTTGCTCTTCTGGAAGGACTCGAACCTTCGCTCCGCGACTTAACAGGCCGCTGCTCTGCCTACTGAGCTACAGAAGAATGGTAGTTCTGGAGGGAGTCGAACCCACACTGTACGGCACCTAAAGCCGTTGCCTCCTGCCATTGGGCTACAGAACCTTTTACCCTGCCCCTTTACAGCGTCCGGGGGCTCACACACATGCGGGTCACACGTCTCGTAGGGGGTACCACGCAAACGAGAGTGAGGACAGCAGGATTCGAACCTGCGAGATTGAGCTTATGAGACTCAAGGCTAATACCTCCGCGTTCATCCTCAGGAGAAGCAGAATATTTTCCGGCCCTCTGCTCCAAGGGCGTGTGCAGGTAGCGAATTACTGCACAAGTTTAAATTACGATCCAGGAGTCAGCTTGGTGCCACTGAGGACCTCGCTGAGCGCTTCCTTGACCTTGGCTACGTCAACACTGCCGATTCCACGCTTCGCAAGCTCTTCGGCTAGCACAGCCTCATCTACGTCAGCAACCGACCGGCTTAGTAGGGTGTTGAACATCTCGAAGATGGTCGGGCCTAGCTTCCAGTCAGCGCCTACGCCCTGGGGACGTAGATCATAGAAAAACGCCCGGAAGAGCATGGCTAGCAGCTCCGGGTAATCCCGTTCGCGGTCTAGCATTTCGTCAATACCTCCACCACCAGTACCGCCGTAGAGCAGCCTGGCCAATTCGTCTCGTGAGCCTGGGTAGTAATCCTGGTCGAACGGGGTTGAAGTGAACTGAATCATGGCAACGTTATTGCCGCCATAGTCAGACCACGCGGACTGGGGAACCATGCCAAGCGCGACTTCCTTTGGACGAGCCACGTAATCCGGGTACCAGGAACCCCACAGACGAGGTAGGCCCCTTAGATCAGGCTGACCAATTTCGTTCCAATACCACCGAGGCAAGTACAGAAAAGGGACTGTATATCCCTCGTTGCGAAGCAGATCAATCAGTCGCCTGGTGATGTCTACTCCACCACCGCCTCGTTCGACATCAATGATGATCGGGATGTCTACTGGGACAAGCTTCTTGATGAACGCTACCTGTGACTCAGCAGAAGAAGTCTCCTGGTAATGATAGGCTGCAACCAAACAACCAGCCGCCCTTGCGTTCCTCAAGTGCTGCTGAAACAGGAGATCTTCAAACCAGTTACCCTGTGATGCCTTGATGAACGCGAAGTCCCAACCTCTGAAGTCAAAGGTCTTATTGTGATTGCTTACATCGACGCCAAAGACGCCCATTTCGTGTGCTCCTTAGCGCTGTAGGTTGAACAGGGGAGTCAGTGGAAGGAGAGGAACACCGACTCAACCCTGAAATCTGTTATTAACCATAGTTGAACATGTCACCAAGGTCATTGTTCTCGGCTAGCTTGCGGAAGTAATCCGAGATGTTCTTGACCTCTGCATCCTGGTTGGTAACGTTACGTTCGATTTCCATGCGAACCCTGCGCCTTGAACCCTCTGAAACCAGAAGATCAGTCAGCATTTGATTCACAACCGTCAGCATCTGGGCTGACGGCTTACCAGTATTCAGCAACTTGTTCAAAAAGTGGAGTGTGATCCTGAGATACTGCCAGTCTGAAGCTTCGTAGTACCTTGACTGTGCAGACTCACCGACCGACTCCCAAAAGTCTGTGATGAGAGGATGTACACCATCCCCTAGTCCCAGCTCAGGCTTCTTGACGACACCAAAAGCGTGGACCTTGTCGATGACGTTATCGTAAGGCTGCCTACCTCGTTCACTAGAACGCTTAGGCACTGGTCCATTTGCTTTGTTGACTGATGCCTGCATTTCACCTCCTGGGTGGTTATCAGGTCTTCCTGAGACCTGGATGTTTCTCTTGAGGTCGCTTCCGAAGCTCCCTCTTCCTGTGACGTTCAGAGATCCCTTCCAGGGAACTCTTCTTGCGGTGACAATCAGTGCATAGACTCTGAAGATTGCTGAGACTATGATCGTCCCCTCGGACGATGTGATCTACTTCAGTGGCCGGTTGGCCACATCGTTGACATGTATGATTGTCTCTCTTAAGAACCAGCTTCCTGAGCTGGTTCCAGTTTCTTGGTAAGCGACTTTTACGGTCGCTTCCCTTCCAGTGACCTGAATTTTTCAAGTCTTACCCCTTATGCACTTCGTCTTAAGGACGAAGTGCTGTATTATGAGTCTACGTTAGTAGACGAATAATACCTATCTTAATTATTTAATTAATGAGCCAGCTTCTTGGCTGGCTCTTACTCTAAGTAATTATTAATTAACTTAATGTAATTATTTACTTAGGAAGAGCCTTTGAGGGCTCTTCTAACTTAGTTCATCATCAAATTAAGGTAAAAAGACAGACTCCTCACCCTCCTTTAATGGTTCCCTAGGTTCTAAGAGACCCGGCACGGTCCAAGTTGTGCCTTGCAAGGTGGAGTAGACGTAGCAGGCCCAGATCCGATACCAAGTGTGACTCAGCTCACAACAGTATCTGTGTTTTCCCAGGTCAGATTCGACCCCTACCTACGGTAGAAATTTGGTACAGGTGTACCATTTCGCCTCTGGAGTCACTCAGGACTGGGCAAACGCTATACGCACCGGCCAACGCGAGCGCGGGGGAGGGTACACCCCCCTGGGTCCTCCTGTCAAGTCACGGTTGTGTAACCTTCCCATAGCACACCCCACACGTGTCTGTCTACCCCTCCCACACAACTGCTACTCACCTCACACTCACGTAGCACCACTGGGCACACCACACACCCTGTGCTATACGCGTGCACACACCACTCCTCTACCCAGTGTCCTAGCCTGCCCTGCACACACGTACGTAGTGCCGTCTGTACGCCTCATACAGCCACGTTCTACCCTTGCCTGGTGTAAGGACCTAGGGACGCTTGTATGGACGCTTAGAAGGGCTCTCAGAGGCCGTTTCTGCCAGCCCCTCCCTTGGAAGGCCCTTTACTGTGACGGCGCTCACAAACACGAGACAGGGGAAGACCCTTGGGCCTAGTGTTCTCCCTGTCAGCAACACGACACCACAACTCAAGGGCCGACTAAGGCAGGACGGCAACCCGCAAGGGGAGCTGGATGGCTGGTAGTCCAGGGGTTGACAAGGGTGCTAGTGTGGGACACAGCAAGCAACAACTACATCCCCTCGGGCTAGACCGGGGCAGCGCGCTTGAGCTAGCACAGCGACACAGCGTGTAGACGCCCAAAGTTAGTCCGAACGGCGGTATGAACCGCTTGACACGGGGTGCTAAGCTTGCTTCAGCAAGCCAGAGACCGGATGAGGGCTCGATCGCCGGAAGGCGAAGGAACTCAGACCACTTGAACCCAGGACTGCGGTCCACCAACACATAGGTACTTGGCCACCGGAAGGCCGGGAATGAGCAGCCCGTAAGGGTGCCTGTTTGAGGTGACTTGTCCCTCTTGACTTGTCCAGGCAGTAGCTAACCCGCGAGGGGAACCGCTTAGCTCATTGGTGGAGCGTGGATGTGAAGCGCAACCGAGTTGTATCAATAGCTTGGTTTGATCAAGGGCTTGTTCTCTTGATCATTCCTGGCTATTGGAACACGAAAGAGGTTTGACATGGGCAAGAAGAGCTTCCTGGTCACCTGTCTGGCATCCCTGCTCATGTGGGCGCTCCTTGGGGCGATTGCACTGGGCATTGCAGGTGCGGCAGGATGGGTGCAGGAAGATGACACCCTGTTCAACTGTCACCTCATGGGCGACATGCACTGTGGTGATGGAGTGCCATGGCATGGCTTCGTTAACTTCTGAGTCTGCAAGGTGATCCTAGAAGGTTTGATGTCTAGGGTTGCCTTGTTAACTCATAAGGAGAAGGCATGATCAAGGTTCAGGCTCTTTCAAGAGAGTTGGTTGACGGCCACCCTGCGGGTGGTGCCCACTTCTACTGGGAGCCCGGTTCAAGGGTTGTCCTGGTTCAAGAGTGGGAGCACAGAGCGTCTGGTCCAGTGTGGGATCAGGTTGTAGCCGACCCCATGTCGGGTACCGATCTGTGCGTGTACATCAAAGAGTGTTGGGACCACTACATCATCGTTGATGTGGAGGAAGAGCACTGCTAGTGGCTTGTGTGATCCGTGTTGTGTCTAGTGCGCAACACGGGTTGCATTCTCTACTAGGAGGTTTGAATCATGAACATGATTCAGAAGATGTATGACTGCGCTGTTCCTGTGTATGAAGGCGTGGTGAGGGAGTATCAGGTCTCCGCATGGATGGCCATGGGCTCCGACACGGTCAACATCCGTTTGAGGGATGACGTCGTGGGTTGGTACGAACTCACAGGGATTCAGGTCGAGAAGTTGTCCGACTATGCAAGAGCTGGTGTCAAGACCATGGATGACCTGATCAGATATCTTTACTGGGTTATCCCTGCTTGATCTGATTGTATGAGGGATGAGTGTGACATCCCTTGTATTGTTAGATCAACGGAAAGGCATGAGATGGATCGCATTACAAATGTCGACCTCGATCTCACATTTGAGACGTTGGTGAGGTGTGCACAAGGTGCAGGCGTAAACACAGAGGGTTGGTACTTTGGCCAGCCCTTTGGGTGCTTGTATCAGGTCATTCGGAAGACAGATACCGGCACACAGCGTGTCTCACGTGACTGGGCAACCAAACGCGAAGCATTCAATGGAATGCAAGACATGATCCAAGCGTTCACGCTGATCTAGATTGAGTGCATTAAGGGATGAAGGAAAGAAACTTCCTTTGTCTCTTTGTACACTCGATTTGGAGGTTTGCATGAGGTTTGACGTCAAGGTGAAGCCTGGTACTGACTACGGCTACGCCTGGGATAACGTCAGGAACGACTATGTCACCCAGAATGGTCGTGTGGTGAATTTCGATGCCAATGACCCTGCCGAAAGGGATGGGGTGTGGGGCATCGTGAATGTGTTGAACCAAAGGGTTGAGCACCCCGAGCTGACCCGTGCAGACGGCAAGCTGGTTTCTGTCTGAATTGATTGTACGGGACACCAAAAGGTAAAAGAGTTGGTGTCCCTTCTGTCCATTCAGGGAGAGATTTGATGAAGGAGCGTTGGGGATTTATCGTCACCTTTCCGGGTGGCGAAGAAAAGATCACCCCTATGGAATGTACTTGGATCGAGATCGAGAAACACACAAAGCGTTGGCAGACTCTCAACGGCCAGCGTGGATTCAAGTACCGTTACATCAAGCTTCGGAGTGCAGAGGCATGAAGACTGCGGGTATTGAGTTCATCCGTAACGAGATGGGCTACGACAAGCATGAACCGTACGTGTCTGTACGGATGGCCCAGTTCGATTTGGCAGAGACTTGGTACCTGGCTACGGGTCATAAGATGCCAACGTTTGAGCCGTCTCCACTACTGGATGCTAATGACATCGAAGAGGGTTCAAGAGCCGAAAGGCTGTTCGGTGCCATGAGGGACGGACTGATCACCGAGAAAGATATGGATTACTGGTGGTATGTCCTTGACAGGATGGAAGTCTTGCTCATCTTGTCTTGGAGGGCCTACTGATGAATCCAAACGAAGTGTTGAATAGTCTACGCGTGTACTCTCGCAACCAGTACAGCATGAAGTCTCTTAGTGATGAGACCGTCCGTGAGGTGTTGGACAACGTGCTGGGGAAGTTTTCTGCTCTTGACGAATGGCTGTCACAGGGCGGAGCGAAGCCGACTGATTGGGAGAGCTAACTGAATACTGGCCCCTATCATCCATGGGTAGGATACCAGCCCTTCAAGCTGGAAAACCGGGTTCGAGTCCCGGTAGGGGTACAACAGTTCATCAAAAGGTGAGCTGAAATCAGGTCGGGGGACCTTAACTCAAAGGATTGAGTAGAAATGGAGCGTAAGAGGACATCGTTCAAAGAGTTGGCCAGTGAGGTTTTTCCTCGCGTCTTGAAACAGGCCAATAGGGCAGGACTGGTGACCATTGGGTGGTCGCTTGGTACTCCTAATGGAACAAAACTGTTCTTGCGTGATGGAGAGGACAATCTTTGTAACGGTTGGGCCTCTACGCATGATGCAAAGGTCGGCTTAGAGGGCATGGAGTGTGCCTTCAGGCTGGTAGCGAAAGGTTTGAGGGCACAGTGATTCCAGTGCACATGAGCACGTTTGGTGATCTGACGGATGATTTCGATGATTACTACGATGCTCGGGAAGACGACTACACGGACCGTCAAAGGGTTCGTAAGAACCGTAGGGCTCGCAGTGAGCGTCGAAAGCTGATGGAGGCTCGAAAGGAAGTCAAGGCATGATTCCCTTTCAGCGACTGATTGAACTGTTCAACACCGTTGAATTGGTGTCCAATAGCTACTGGCGTGAGGAGTACTCAGATGCTCACGCACTGGTCAAGGCTATGGTTTTCGGTTGGGTTGAGGACTTGACCCCTAAAGGATGGGAGATGGTTCAGACCTTACTTGAAGACATTGAATCGGTTTCTCCCTTGACCATCTTTAACCCGAACAACCTTCCCATCATCACCGGCTGAAAGAGGTATTAGCAATGCGTGAAATCGTGGACCCGTTTAAGGGCATGCCCTACTCGGCTATCCTGGACTCTCTCACCGGCGACCGCCGCAAGGCATACCGTGAGGCTGTTCCTCCGCTGCGCAGGATCGCGGGCACTGGAAAGGCTTCGTGGGATGCCGAGATCGGGAGGTATGTCGTCTGATGGAAATCGATGACCTGTACACGTGGTCAGACGATGACGACTTCTGGGGGTGGGATGACGTAGACGGTGATGACTACTACGAGCACTATGAGAGGTACGTGCGGTGAGCCTGGTGCACCTGTCTCAGGAGGAATTGAACAAGCTTCGTCCTGAACAGGTAGTCAATCACTACGCAAATGAGCTTGGGCGTATGTATGTGGAGCGTACGGCCGGACCCTTCAGCTTCACGGGGTTACTTAATGAATTCCACATTGTCATAGCAAGGATGTAAATGCAGCTAGTAGTAACGTATGACCCACTTGGAACGCCTGATCCTCATCTGGTCTATGAGGGTCCCAGCATTGATTCGATGAGGGATGCCATGGTCGCATGGATGACCGAACGAGGTGATCCTGAGGACCATCAGGCCCGGGTGTTGAGGTGGTTTGACGGAGTACGGAAGTACATCGTCAAGGGCAAGGAACCTGAGCTGAACATCTTCAAGGATGAAACCTCCCTGGAGAAGTGGAAGGTTCTACAGGTGGTAGGATCTTGACGCTTTGAGAGCGCATCGGCCGTAAAGGTCGGTGCGTTCGACTGAACGCCAAGACTATAGGAGACCCAATGAAGTACATTGCTTACTGGGGACAGCCGATGTTTCCTGGCACGGTCCCCTTCGCATACCCCAGCCTTGAGGCACTGAGGCAAGGGTTTCTGGAGTACTGTGAGGGCGTTGGCGTTGACGACTGCTCTGGGCCTGTCTACGGCTGGTCTGAGGAAGCATGGGAGTCTGCCGTTGAGTTTCAGGGTGTTGGTTGTCCGTTCGACTACCCATGGATGATCGTTGAGCGTGGCCCCCGAGGTGGAGTGAAGGTGACCAAAGCATGAGCATCGTGAAGGGATCTCGTGTGCGATATGTAGGGCCTGGTCCCGTAGGACTTGGTACGGTTCGAGCAACCGACTACTGGGAACTTGAGGCCCAAGTTGATTGGGACGATTCAACTAGAATCGAGGACAGCGCTGGTTGGTGGTCTTTCATGGTACTTGAGGTAGTAGAATAACTGAATATAGCCTTGGTTGCTGTGTTCGAGAAGTAGGAAAAGGGGCGTCACACAAAGTGTGGCAGGAAAGGCCAGGAAGTGATGAATAGTCAACCCCTGGACGCCCCTAAGTCCCCGTAGCACAATTGGATTAGTGCACAGGTCTCCTAAACCTGGATGGTCCGAGTTCGAATCTCGGCGGGGGCACTCAGAAAGACACCAAACAAAGCATTGGAGAAAGAAATGACGACTGCAATCAAGCTCTCTGAGGCTCAGGTCAAGGCTCTGTTTGAGATCCACGCAAAGGTTGCCAAGAGCCTCATTACTGCTCGTAAGAACACGATCCAGTCCCTTGTTAAGGCTGGGCTTGTGGAAGAGGGTGAATGGGCAGGTGAGCCGTCCTACCGACTGACCGACCAGGGCTTTGATGCCATTGGTGAGCCCGTGGTGGATCGTGAGAAGGTGGCTCAGATTCAGGAGATCGAGGAACTGCAGTCGGTTGTTGAGCATGACTCGATTGAGGAGGCGCTTGACCACATCGATACCCAGAAGTGGGAGCACACTAAGAAGGCCATTGCTGAACTGTCTGGTGGCGGTGAGCAGGGTGACACGGTGATTGAAGATGAGGCACCATTTGCCGATGGCATCGAGCGCTTCCAGGATTGCTGGGCCGACTGGGAGAAGGAACTGGCTGGATTTGGTGCCACCCTCGATTGGCGCAGTACCCAGGTGTGGGATGGTCTGACCGCTGAGGAGATCCGTGCCGATATGGACACGGCTGCACCCATCAACCGAGAGACCCGTCGCCGTGGTGCCAAGCTGACCCGGAAGCTGGTCAAGGCATTGACTCGGGTGGGATGATGGTCCCATGAGAAACAACTGTGAGGGGTGCGGAGCCACAATCCAAGACGGAGCTAGGTTCTGCCAGAGCTGCATTAACAAGAGATGAGGGAAACGGATGAGCCGTAGGATGGCTCTGTTTGGGGCTGTAGTGGCCTCTGCGGCACTTTTAGCCCTTGGGGGGTGTAAGGACACCGGAGAGGGTGGTAGACCGGCTCTGAAGCGAACTCAGACCCCAGAATACGACTGCCGCAAGTCTGCACTGAAGTTGTGTGAGGTCCCGCAGAAGGACGGGAAGATCGTTCTCTACTGCTACAAGGGACCGTGGCCTCATACCGTACAGAACAGGTGGGAGTGCTAACCATGGGAGGAAAGCAACCGAAAGACCCCAATCCCTTTCCACCCCGGAGTGATGCTTGTCTCATGTGCTGTGGGACCAAAACCATAGAAACGGGAAGCCGCAGAGTGGTGCAATGTCCTGCATGCCAGGGGACGGGATTGAGATAACTGAATAATAATTGAATAGCACCAAGTGACAAGAGGCCACGATATGCGGGGTCAAACGGCTTGGTGCCAAGGCAAGGATGCTGGGCATAGCGCTGGCTGTAAACCGGTGCGTGGAAGGTTCGATTCCTTCTCTTGCCACTAAGCACAAAACCAAAAACAAACTATTAAAAGGAGAAAGACATGGCTAAGATCTTCAAGATGGTGGATGATCTCGACGGCGTCACCGATGCGGAAATGACCCTCCAGTTCGGACTGGACGGCGAGACGTACGAGATTGACCTGGGTGACGAGAACTACGAAAAGTACCGTTCGATCCTTGAGCTGCTGGCATCGTCCGGTCGAAAGGTTGAGCGTCCTATCGCCATGAAGCGGGGTACTCAGGCACGTAAGTCGCTGGGGAACAAGCCTGCGGGTGGGAACACCGCTGAGATTCGTGAGTTCCTCCGTGGTCTTGGCCACCCTGTTTCTGATCGTGGTCGTATCTCAGCCGACCTGATGAAGCTGTGGGAGTCTCGTGAGGTCATCACGGAGTCCAGCGTGAAGGCCCCGGAAAAGCCCGTTCAGACGGTTAAGAGCGTGACTGCGGCTGAGGTCCAGGACAAGGTTGACGCCCTGCCTGAGGACGATGAGGACACCAAGGCTGAGCAGGCCGTGATCGCGCGTGTCAAGAACGTGAAGCCCAAGCGTGGTAGCCAGAAGACGGCAGTCAAGCCGGAGTTCTCGGAGCTTCGTGAGGTTCTGAGCCTTGAGGAGGGTAAGTGATGACTACTTCCTACTCTCCGGCCATCCATCACGGATCGGGTACCGAGCTTTACTTCCGTGAGGTCTTTAACCTCTACCCTCAGGTGGACGAGCACGAGTTTGCCACTGCCTACGTCAACTATGTTGAGAAGACTGGACTGCGACCCTCCGTCTGGTATGCGATGGACAGGTTTGCATTGGATGGGGTGATTGCGTGAGCAGTGATATCAAACCCGATGACTGGGTCTACTTGCACGAGAATTTCAATTTCGACAATGTTTTTCACGTTGAAATGGTGGATTCATTTGGTCGAGTGAAGATCAGTACATGGGTGGAAAGGGAAGCGGTCATCCCGTTTGTGATGAAATAATGGCATGCTGGCACAAATGGGAAAAGGAATGGCGTGATGGTAACGCCGTGTGGAAGCTCTCGGAAATTGTAGCCGAGCAGTGGAAGCGATGCATCAAGTGTAAGAAGGTCAAGATGAGGAGAATCACCCCGTGAAGAAAATTGTTATCGCAGCTCTGGCTGCTTTGGGTGTTGCTGGACTTACCGCGTGCGCCACTGATGCAAGTGTGGTATCTGAGAACCTCTCAAAGGACGCGGATCAGTTCAAGATCAACCGTAGGATCATTTTCTACAATGGCATCACCGACAAATACATCATGACGGTTGAGGGCAAGTGCTCTCTGAACGTCCAGGACAAGAAGCTGGATGTCACCTGCAAGGTCGGCGAGAATCCGGACGTCTACAAGAAGCACTTTCTCGGGCTGTCGGACAACGTGACGTGGTTTGCCGAGCAGCTCGACGGGGCAAACGTCAGTCGATTCCACTACAAGGTCGTCTTCAAGCCTGACGCGGTTATTCCCGACGTCGAACGACCGTGAAGACCGTAGAGGAGTGGGGTGAAGTGGCTACGAATCACGTCAAATATCGTAGCCCTTCACAACTCAATCAATACCAAAGGTGCCCATACTCGTACTACCTCGCTCGGCGTGAACGGGTATGGGAGAGGCCCGCCGCGTGGCTTGCTCACGGAACAGCAGTTCACAGGGCTGTAGAGCTGTGGGAGCAGTCAGGTAGGGTGATGACACCCGAGGAGACGGTTCAGGCGTTCAGCGACTCGTACAGGGCCGAAATCAATGCTCTCTTGAAGGAGAACCCCAACCCAAAGTCGTGGTTTGCGTCTGGACCGTACGGAGGGCTGAAAGACATCCCCAGGAGGGCGGAGGTCGGCAAGGAGCACGTGCTAAACGTTCTCAGGTTCTACCGAGAGCACCCTGATATGAAGCCCTGGGTGGACCCTAGCGGTAAGGTGTGGGTTGAGAAGGAGTTCAAGGTAAAGTTCGGTGACGTTGAAGTTGTGGGCTACATTGACGTGGTTATCGACGAAAAGCCTGTTGACTACAAGACAGGATCGACCCCCGGATTTGAGGAACAGCTTGCCACATATGGTGGTGTCCTGTACTTGGAGTGGGATATCCCTTTCACCGAAGGTTTCTTCTTCCTGGCAAGGGCAGGCAAGCCGACACGTCCCTACGATCTGACGGGGTGGTCTATCCAAAGGCTCACCGACGTTTATGGTGAGCTAGACGAGAACATCAAGGGTGAAAGATTCGACCCTACCCCGTCACCCGATGTGTGCGGGCGATGTCCGGTCAGTACATCATGCGAATTCGCACAGATTGGATAGGAAATGCGACACATTAGGCAAGACGGCTTGCTCTATCTCTGCGCAGAAGACCTGGCTTTGGTCATCCTGAACATTGCTGATGGTTTGGCTCAAGATCCGTGCATGACTGCACGGGAAGCGTTCGTTGCTTCGTACGTTGCTGAAAGGCTGGGTTACGCTATCGTCGGAGGGAACCTGCTTGAGCATAATATCACTGTGGAGGACATCGGTGGGTAGGAAAGAAAGCCTTCAGACGGCTTTGGCGAACTATGTCAGTCAGGTAGCAGCCAACAAGCTACGCATGAAAGCAATCAAGACGATGCATCCGGTGACCTGGTTTCTGAGGCCACAGTATTGGAAGGCCGACGCACGGCATCACAAAGCATTTAAAAATGTCATCATTGCAAGGCGAATGATTGCGACAGACGAAGCCAACGGGAGGTAGCATGCGTTCGATGATTGTGGGCTCTCATGCCCTGAAAGCTTTGGGGGTCTGCAATCGGGTCCCCAAGGACATGGATGTATGGACCGATATTGAACTGGATGGTCTGAGCGCAGAAAGGGCTGATGCCTTCTGGCACCCAGGACTGGCTGAGATCGTCCCTGAGACGCCAGGGTGGTCCTATCCATCCCTTGACCTTATGTACACCATCAAGCTGTCACACTCGCACTGGGAGCTGAAAAACGGCTCATGGCAAAAGCACATTTACGACATGATGAGGCTGAAGGAAGCTGGTGCCAAGCTTGACATGGGGGCCTACAAGGTCCTCTATTCAATTTGGGAAGAGCAGTACGGCAAGAAGGTGATGAATCTCGACCAGGACAAGACGGAGTTCTTTGACGATGCTGTGCGACGCATGTACGACCATGATTCGCTCCATGAGTCGGTTGCCTTCGGAGAGCGACCCATCTACGAGGAGATTCTTCGGGACGGGGCTTCGGTGGATGTTGATAGCCGCAAGCTGTGGGCACTCCCGCACGAAAGGATTGTACAACTCTTCACAGAAGAAATCTGTGTGACTGCCCTTGAGCGGATTGTAATCCCCAGGAACTACCAGACTTCTCCGGGAGCAGCTTACCTATGGGCGCTAAGGCGCACGGTGACCTCTCTGACCAAGGGCAAGTCTTCTCGGTTTATCCTGGAGAATATGGAGGAGTTCATCAAGCCTGACCCGAATTACGTTCAGCGCCACTTGTCGAAGGCAGATAGGTTGGTGAGACTTTGAATAATAACAATGCACTAGCAGTGGTTTTTGTCGGCCTTGCTGCCATTCTGATCATCTTTTTTGGGACAACCTGGAGCACGTTGAGCCAGGACACCGCAAAGATTATTCAGACATGTAAGGAGATCAGGTGAGTGATACCTACTACTCGTTTCACTGGTACGTAGACGAGGATTACATGCCATTCAAGGAACGCGAAAAGGCTGAGATTAAGGCTCTCACGAAGTACCTTAAGGACAACAAGCGCAAGTGGGTATGCGTCTACGAAGGAGATGACTTCAGGGCGTACCGCTATTTCGTAGACTTGACACATGAGATTCTACTTGGTCGTGGCACGGCCTTCACGTCGCGGTATGAGAGGGAAACCGAGAGTTCCACCTCCATTGACGAGCCTGCACATCGAGTGATGATGAGGCAAAAATGAGATCATGGGCCACTTTGTGGTGGTGCTGGAAGCACATGGACTATGACAGGTGCCCGGCTAACCCTAATCGGTAAGGAGAAAAATGGCAGTAGTGGTAAGCACCAAGAGTTATTCGTCGTGGACTGGCTCCAATGATGAGCCATTCAATGACGGTCCTTATAGTGGTTTCTCACACGAGTGTAGGTCTTACGATGGCTGTGAGGTCACTTACCTTGCAGACGACGACCGGGCACAAGGCAGGTTTGGGTACTGGTCGAAGAAGTTCGATGTAGACGCCAAGCCTGGGGATGTCGTATTTGTGGTTGTGGTGGTGTACTCGACTGGCGGAACCTTCGGACGCGATGAGGGCTGCACCGAGGTAGTGAACGTTTACAAGGACCCCAAGCAGGCCAAGAAGGTGGCTAAAGCCATCGAGGACAATTCGCAGTTCTGCCAAGGAAACAGCTACAACCCTCCTCGGAGCTACACAATTGAGGTTGACGGAGAATCGATCTACTGCGGCTCCTGGGTCGGGTATTTCGAAAGCCTCGACAGCGTACATGTTGAAACGGAGATTGTTCAAGCATGAAGGCACGTGACTACACCGCTGAATCTCGCGTGTATGAAGGTCTACGCCACATCGTCCTCCACTCACAACGAAATTGGTTGGAGGAGTACCCGGCTATCGAGGCCATGCCTATTGGCGAGTCGGTAGACACCGAGTATGGGACGATCACCAAGGTTGACCAGAACCTTTCTCACTGCTTCGATTTCGATTACAACCATGTTTGGATGATCTTCGAGATGGAAGGAAGGTATTTCAAGTACACAGGGTGGAAGTCGTCATACGGTACTTCTCATTGGAATGACTGGGTCGAGGAAGTCCAGAAGAAGGAAGAAACGAGGGTATTCTATGAGTGACAAGTGTCCCACCTGCGGTCAGCTTACTGTGGTCAGTAGCCTCAGTGACATCGAGCGTGCCCTGAGGACCTACGACGACAATGGTACAGGCTACATGTGGACGTTCTGGGAGAGGTGCAGTACGACCACAGACAGTGAGTACCTTGTGCCAGGATTGGGAACTGTGAAGTTCCTGGAACGTAATTACCAGAACGACAGCAATATCTACATGGTGTGGGAAATCGGGGGTGACTACTACAAGGTTTCTGGGTGGTATTCGTCCTATTCTTATTCCATGTGGGACACCTTCAAGAAGGTAGAGCGAAAGACAAGGAGTGCATATGTCTACGAATGAGTGTATTAGGTGTGAGTTCACAGATCTGATGTTGAACAAGCATGGATCTTGGGAAAGTGTGTCCTATGATGTGAGCATTGGTCGTTCGCTTGGGTTGAGTGAAGTCGAGGTAGTTGATTACTTCTTTGATCCAGTGCCAGACAACTCGTGGGACGGAGCACATGAGCAGGGACATGAGGGAGATGTCTACATGGTCTTCAAGTACCAGGATCGGTTCTTTCGCGTGAGTGGGCACTCTAATTCCTACGGTTCGCTCTATTGGGATCACGGTATTAAGGAAGTGTACCCCAAGCGCGTTGAGAAGATCGTCTACGAGTACACGTTTGAGAAGGAGGACTGAAATGGGTCGGATGAAGAGGGTTCAGAAGACCCGTCCGGTGACTAAGACGCGTCTGGTGCCTGGTAGTGATGGAAGCTACGCCACTGAGGTCTACACGGAACAAGAGACTTATTGGGACACCGAGTACGTGACTGGTCCTGACTCCTATGGCTCCGACTCTGGAGGTTCTTCCTATGAATGACAGGTATAACGAAGAACTGGTGAAGCCACTGGCAGAAATGTCGGTAGGCGAGGTCGAGGCATTCCTGGAGTCATACGAGTTCTATTCCCCGCCCTGGACTGGCTACACTGGGAAACAATACCCAGAGTCCTGGGACAGTGGGTGGTATAGCGTTGAAGATCACGCATCTCCACAAGAAGGACATGTAACGCCTATCGGTGTGCTGACTCTGGTGGATTCCTATGGTGGTGAAGGGCAGGGTGACGATTACTGGATGGTCCTTAAGCTGACTCAAGGTGATGTGGTCCGGACCTTCAAGATGAATGGTTACCACGTGTCTCACGATGGCTCCTACTACGATGGTCCGTTTGTTGAGGTCACGCCTAAGCTCAAGACGATTACAGTGTGGGAGTAAGAATGTATTGGAATCCATTGCCCTGGTTCGTTGCTGTGGCGCTCGCCGTCCTGGCTATCGCAGTGAGTCCCTTGATTTGGTGGGCGTTTGCAGGATGGCTCGTTATTGTTCTACTGGCCTCAATTCTTTAAGGAGCTGAAATGACGACGTACTTGGATGAGATCTTAGATCCAAGTCTTCTTGGAGATATGCTGGATCAGGGGTATGTTCAGGTACGTTTTCACCCGATTTACCCTTATGCGATCTATTGCTACACCAAGAACGCAATGTTTGATCGTGAGTGGAACGACGTAACTCGAATCTGTAGGGGTCTTATTGTCAACGAAGACACCTCAGAAGTAATTGCGCGACCTTTCAGGAAGTTCTTCAACTATGGAGAGCCCTCAGCACCCGTTTTTGGACCTTCGGACCTCGTAGAGGTAACCGACAAGATGGACGGAAGCCTGGGCATCCTTTATTCGACTCCTGAAGGGCTGGCGATTGCGACCAAGGGTAGTTTCACCTCAGAGCAGGCAAAGTGGGCCACCGAGCATCTCAGGGCCGAATATGGCCACACTGAGTGGCAGCCCCAGCCTGGGGTGACGTACTGCTTCGAGATCATCTACCCTGAGAACCGGATCGTACTTGATTATGGAGATCTTGAGGCATTGAGGCTTCTTGCCATTATCGACAACAAGACTGGCAGGGATGCTGACATCGACATGTATGATGACCCATTTGCATACCAGGATTGGCTTGGACGAGGCACGTTCGAGAATATGTCTGTTGGATGGAATCGTCCTAACAAAGAGGGAGTCGTTCTAAGGCGTCTGTCTGACGACGAAAGGCTGAAAAAGGGAACAGGCGTCTCCTTTGATCACTTCAAGAAGGAGATGATGAAACAGATTTTTGCAATGAAACTTTCAGGTAAAACTGACCAGGAAATTTTAGACTACATCAACTCACTGATCGAAGGAGAGAAAAAGAAGTGACTTACCGAGTGATGGCAATTCACGACCAGCATTCCGGACCGGACGGTGACGTCTTCCGGGTTGACGAGAATGGTGATATGGACATTCAGCTCCTGAGTGGAGACTGGATTTCCAGTAAGTTGATCGGCATCCCTAACTTTGCTTACCTTCAGTCTTATGTCCAGCGCACCGCAGGTGCCTACATTGAAGATGTGGTGATCGAGAATGCCTAAGAACATCAAGCTCCTCCAGGAAACCCTCGCTTTTATCCAGGCTAACCCTGACAAGCACTCTCAGGGAGACTGGGTGGACCCGGCTACTGAGGCGTGTGAGACTACAATGTGCTTTGCGGGGCATGCAGCAATTCTGGCGGGTGGGACGTTCAACCGCGAGATTTTTGGTGAATTGTGGGAATGGAACGTCGACGAGGAAACCGGTGAACATGTCCACGCCGAAGAAGGCTGGGATGAAGGACTTCCTGACGGCGTTGTCCACGTTTCGAAGTTCGCTCAGAATAAGCTTGGGTTGACCTTTGACGAGCGTTCTTACCTCTTCGCGGGCAACCGATCTCGGGTGGAAATTGAAGAGGCGGTTGAGAAGTTTTCTGAGGGCAAGTCGGTTGTGTGGGATGACAACCACTGCGAGTGGATTTGGGTCTAAAGTGGACCGGTCTGTATTGTGAAGGAGAAGAAATGACCAAGAACATTGAGTTGCTGAGCAAGGCTATGGATCGAATTCTGGAGAATCCTCAGAACCACGATCAGACCGCATGGATCGCCCGAAAGTATGACGAAGCGGGTGGGATCTGCGGTACTACCATGTGCCTGGCAGGTCATGTTGCTGTTCAGGCTGGTGCTCAGATGCCCAACCCCCTCGATCTTGATTGGGATGGTGCCTGGTACCTCGACAAGCATGGCAAGATGCGTAGTTACCATGAGATCTGGAATGAAGACGAGGATTACACCAATCCGGATGGAATCCGTGAGGTTGCATTCTGGGCAGCTGATCAGCTTGGTTTGACCTACGAGGAGCGTGAGTATCTCTTCTTCTACTTTGGTGATGCAGACGGACTGAAGAAGAGGGTGGCTAATGTCATCCAGGCTTGGGAAAAGGGTGAAGACTTCGTGCCTTCTTGGGAGGATGTTGAAGACTGATAAGTCCAAAGTGGACCGACAATAGGATCAAACTTTTTGAAGGAGGGGATTGACCAGTGCGTTATTTTCGACTTTTCGACAAGATGTCTCCAAGGGGTGGAGATCTTTACCGAGTTGACCCAGAAACGGGTGAGACTTGGATGGTTACGGACATGGATGAGGGACCGCTTCCCGCGTTTGTTGTGTCGGCTAAGCTGACCGGGACGACACAGTTTTTCCAGCTCATGGATTACGCATCCAAGTACGGTAGCATTGAGGAGGTAGAATGCCCGGTAAGCTGACCATTACGGTTGGACTTCCTGGTTCGGGTAAGACCTTTTTCGCACGAAGGATGCTAGCCCTTGGGCATTGCGATGAGATCATTTCTCGTGATGATCTGAGGGCTAGCCTGTTCAACGGCGAAGGGATTTTGTCCAACGTAGAGGAGTCCCGAGTCACTGAAGTTCAGAAGAGCATTGTCAAGGATGCCCTTAGGGCGGGTAAACATATTGTTGTCCATGATCTAAATCTTCGTGAAAGGTACCGTAGGGCGTGGGCTACCGTTGCTCGTAACTTCGGCGCTGAGTTCGAGATTGTGGATTTGACACGTATTACATCCCTGGAGTGCATGTCCAATATCGAGATGCGAGTCCTTGAGGGCGGACGGCACGTTCCTGCAAACGTGGTTCAGAAACTTCATGACAAGTTCATTGCGCCGTTGAAGGGGAAACTTGTTCCTTACCCCGACGTTGCGATTGAGCCTGTGACGTTCGAGCCTTATGTCCCTCGACCTGGTCGGCCTGATGCAATCATCGTAGACATTGATGGAACCATTGCAGACCACACGGGAGTCAGGAGTCCTTACGACTCTACTAAATATCGCCTGGATAAGCCCAAGGAGAAGGTCATCAAATTTGTCCAGGATCAGCATTATAATCTGGGCAAGCAAATTATATTTTGCTCTGGCCGGTTTGGGTCGTTTCCGAACAAGACGGCTACCGAGGACTGGCTGTTTGATCATGTCAAGGTTCCCTTCAGACTGGTCATGCGGGAAGATGCAGAACGTGATGATTCGGTGGAGAAGTACCTACTGTTCGACAAGTACATCCGTCCCTACTACAATGTTTTGTTTGTCCTTGACGACCGTGATAGGGTTGTCAAGATGTGGCGTCAGATCGGACTGCTCACCTTTCAAGTCGCGGATGGAGATTTCTAGTGACTAGGTTCGAGAAGAAGAAAGTTGGGGACAAGTTCAAAGTCAGAGACACTCAACGTGAACGTTGGGTTGGCGATGGGAACGGTCGACAGATCAGCATGGAAGACGAAGATCGGATCGACAACATCACTGATATCATGAACAAGCGAGTCGAAGGGGAGTGGCACGAGTAATGGGCAGACACAGACCAAATATTGAGACCGACCACGACGACAACACGACCAGGATTTATGGGGTACTTCCTGAGGTACCGCCCATTGTTAAGCCTGACGTTGATGCGCCTGACCACATTGCAGAGTCGTCTAACAGTCGTTCTTCCCACCCTGAATACTTCTAAGGAGAGCCAATGAATCCCACTAAGTGGTTTATGATTTACTGGAACATTGCTGCTGTTCTGGGCACCCTGGTTCTTCTCGCAATGTTCGGCAATGTCATCGGCACCTTGTCGGCAGAGTTCTTGGGTTATGTGAGGGGGCTTACGGGTGTCTAAGGAAGTTGATCTACTCCTTGACCTAAGGTATTTTGTGGAAAACGAAGCGTTCGACCACGATCCTTATGTCATGGAGACCAGGATTGTCAAAAAGATGGACGAAATCTTGAAGGAGATTACTAATGGCAAAGGCTAGTATTGCAGACAACGCCCTTGTTGGATTGGCGGTCACCCTGGCAGCTCAGGACTTCGACAACCTCGCGCAGGCGGCTGAAAAGGGGCAGGTCTTCACCAACAAGGAGCTTCACGATATCTTCCGCAAGTTTGAGGACTTGATGGATGGCCTGAGCGAGTTCTTTATCCAGCAGGTGAGGGAGGACAAGTGAGTGACACCTTTGCACGTCGACTTAATGCGGAATTGATGGCAGGGATGCTTGATGTTGCCGCTATGGCGGCTAGGATGGATGCAGAGGAGATTGAAATTGGAGTCGCACCCACCTACCCTCCGGAGGTCCTTGTGAAGTTTCTGCGAGATCTGGACAAGGCACTGACTAACGCGGCTGAGTGCATTAGGTTTGCATTGGACAACCCCAATGTCTGAATACAAGGAAGTCCTGTTCAAGTGGGCTGAGAATAAGATGCGGTCATTCCATCAGCCCATCAAGCGTATCGTGAGTGTGGATTTCGCGCCATATTCTTACTATGGTGGATGCCACACCTGTGGATCGGACGAAGGTGTAGATGTCACCATCTGGTATGAGGACATCAATGGAGCAGTCGTCCCCATTGACAGCCGTGATGGTAAGTATTACTTCACCGACAACATGGCATCCCTTTTGATGGAGCTGTTCAAGATCGCAGAGGAGGAAGAGAGTGGGCAAGGACAGGGATCTGAGCACCACTAAGGGAAAGGCAGACCGCCTGAACGAGCTGGTTGCTCAGGGTAAGACCACTGAAGAGGCAACTGATCAGATTGCGGATGAATGGGTGCAGCAGTTGGAGGAGGATGAGTAAGCTTGTGGACTCTTAACCAGTCCGCAGGTGTGAGGGGCAGTGCGGGGCAGCCTATTCCGGTACCCTGGAAGGCTTTTGAAGAGCTAGGTATCACCCCCCGTCGTGGTCAGTTGGTTCTGATTGCGGCGGGGCCTGGTATTGGTAAGTCAGCAATGACTCTCACCATGGTTCTTGAGGCTCTTGTGCCATCACTCATGTATTCTGCGGACTCCGATGCATTCACTCAGCTATCTAGGTCCATTGCTAATCTGGCCGATATCAAGGTCAGTCATGCGGCTGAGATGATTTTGGAAGACCGTATCACAGACGAGATCAAGGAAGAACTTCGTAAGGTTCCCCTGATCATCGACTATGACTCGTCCCCCACACCTCACGACATTGAAGAAATCCTGCTGGCCTATTACGAGATGTGCAATGAGTTCCCAGCACTGATCGTGGTAGACAACATCACCAATGTGGTAACCGATGCTTCGGATTCGGGTGATCCTTTCTCGGGACTCGAAGCACTCATGGACTATCTCCATTCCATGGCTAGGCAGACTGGCGCGTGTGTAATCGGTCTCCACCACGTCACAGGTGAGTACAACAACGGTGACAAACCCATCCCACTTAACGGAGTCAAGGGACAGATCACACGTGTGCCTGAGATGGTTCTGACTCTACACAAGAAGCTCCTTGAGAACGGTAGATGGATTCTCTGTGCGTCTCCGGTCAAGAATCGAGGGGGCAAGGCAGACCCTACCGGGCAGACATATGCTGAACTAGAGTTCATTGGGGAGACTATGAAGGTAATCGACGTGGTTTATCATGAGCCTCAGACCATCGAGTGGGAACCTACCGAGGATGATCGACGACTGCATGAGGAGGTGCACTGGGGATGACATACCATGACGACTACTATGAGTACGCTAAGGCTGATGTCAAAGCAACCCACTACCTCATGCAAACAAATGCAGGGGTATTCGACACAGAACTAATGGGCAGGCAAATGGGATGGATTGACGATCAGCGTAAGAAGGCAGAATTTGAAGCCCAGAAGGAACGGGTTCGACAGGCTATGCGGAGTCTGAACAATGTCAAGACTTCGGAGTGGGTGGGGAATCTCATGTATGTAGAAGCTTGTGTTAAGATCGATGAGCTTAAGCATGCATGTGACATGATGGGAATTTACTGGAAGGATGAGGGAGACATGAAGACCAAGGAACAGGAACTTAAGGACCTGAAGGCTGAGCTTGCAAAGGTCCAGAAGCAGATTGACAAGATTGAGCATGGCAGGCTGGGCAAGGAACCGGCGAACGGTTCGGTGTTCAAGATCGAGCGTAAGTTCGAGCGGTATGGTACTGGGTATACTTACTCGGCTGTTCGAGCTGATGGTAAGTGGTACCTGACCGGAACTCGTGGGGATGCTACCAAGGCTATGTCTTGGGATGAGCTGAAGCGCTGGATTGGTGACTACTCCCGCGTGTGGGTGATGACTGCAAAGGAGGAACTGGTCTAGGATGGCATATACTGGTGGCAATGAAACTTGTTGCTGTACCTGTGGTTGCACGAGTAAGCCAGCTCCAGATGATGCGATGTGCTCAGCCTGTCTGAATGGGAGTTGTGATAACTGATGGCAAACTACAAGGGCAGGGAATGATAGATCCCCAAGATTGGTATCCCGAATTGGAAGATGAAGAGGATGAACCGACACCAGAAGAACCGTGAAGAGGTTGAGAAAGCAGCCGAAGAGGTTCGTAAGGCACTCAAGGATCTGAAGGAAGCGGCTGGCATGCCCGAAGACGATGACGACGAAGAGGGTATGTAAGGATTGCAAGAGTCCTACTCGTAAGGCCACCAAGCCTGGGCCACGGTGTGTGACGTGTGACAGACAGCGTCGTAATGCCCTCTCATTGGCTCGTAGGCTGGCGTATGTACTGAAGCAGTACAACCTTACCCGAGAAGAGTACGAGGCCCTCGTAGAGCGATATGGGGGCCTTTGTTGGATGTGTAGGTATCGCAAGGGCCGTCAGGTGGACCATGATCACGCTTGTTGCTCAGGCAAGACGTCTTGTGGCAAGTGTGTTCGTGGTCTTTTGTGCGGACCATGCAACAAGTTTCTCGGACTTATTCGAGATCGAGTGGATATCTTGCAAAATGGGATTGAATACCTAGAAGAATACAACCGGAGGAAGCATGACAACTGAGGACATCGATGAGTAACGAGAACGACACTGTCTACGTGAGGTCGTGTAGGTACTGCGGTGAAGGTTTCGACTCCACCAATCAGTCTCAGGCGGAGAGTGCACGTGATAGTCACGAAAGTTCCTGTCCGTTGAACCCTGCCAACCAGTAATTACTACTAGAAGGAGGCACACATGAAGAGGTACTTTCCGAGTGAGTTGTTGGAGATGTTCGAGACTACGTTCGAGCGTTCCTTTCCCTTGCCGGTGCATGAGGACGGGATCGACTACGATTGGAAGTTCTACGCTTCTACCGGAATCCTGAAGTGCAGTCTTCGTGATGTGTGGGGTAACGAGGAGGACTACGAGTGGGAGCTAATCCACAAGACAGTCTAATCTACAAGTTGTTTTGTGAGTGGTTCGAAGGCTGGGACATGCCGGATAACGACAAGGAATGGAACAAGATGATTTGCCCGTTCCACAACGAGTCCCGGCCTTCTTCTACTATCTCATACGACAACGATGCGTTTGTGTGTTTTGCATGTGACTGGTCGGGAGATGCACTCACTTTGATCCAGAGGAAGGAGGAGTGTGGATTTCAAGATTCAAAGCGTTACGCAGAAGAAATTCTTGGCAGACGCTACGAGAAGGTACAAGCTAAGCCTTCCAGGAAGTCCAGCGGAAGAGTATTTGGTAAATCGAAAGCTCCTGACTCCAGAAAATCAAAGGGCTCTTTCACATTTCCAGATTGGATACGTTGAGGAGCCACTTCCTGGACATGAGTGGTACCAAGGCCGCTTGGCCATCCCTTACATGAGGTGGGCTCCGGGTCGGCAAGACGAGGAACTACGTGGTTGGTCTGTTGCGACCATGAAGTTCAGGTGCTTGGAGCTGCATGAAGGAAGCTGCGATCAAAACAACCATGAGAAGTACCTTGGTCAATCAGGGGCTAACACAAGGCTGTTCAACACTCTAGATTTGCAGAAGTCTGATGATGAGATTGCCGTGTGTGAAGGCGAGATTGATGCGATCACTGCCCATTTGTGTGGCATCCCAGCCATTGGGGTCCCTGGCGTCAAGAACTGGAAGGATCACTATTTCCGTCTTCTTAAGGGATACAAGAAGGTCTGGATGTTCGCAGATGGTGATTCGTATGGTGAAGGGCTAGCAAAGAAGCTAGCAGAAGGTGTAGGTGATCGGTTGTCTGTAATCCGTATGCCTGATGGGGAAGACGTTAACTCCATGGTAAAGAAGTATGGGAAAGAAGCGCTACTGAAGGGGATGGGCCGTGGAGACTAGTGACCTACTCAAGCCAGGTCGACCTGTGTATGTCAAGACTCGCGACGAGATTGGGGAGGTAGTTGAGTTTGTAGACGTCTTTGACATGTGGCGTGTTGAGACTCTCAGCACTGTGGGAACCTATCGAACCGATGAATTGGAGCCTCTTTTCACTCTGAATCAGGTTGTAAACGTCAAGGTTGAAGAAGAGACGACTCCGGCTCTAATCAACGCGGTGATTCCTTTTGGGATGAGTTCAGACGAGCTTGCAGAAGCAGCAGCCCAGTACATCGCAGAGTGCGTGGGACGAATTAAGGGTGTAGGCAAGGACCAGTACTCATCTGGAACCCACCAGAAGTTTGAGACGATGGACCTGGATGAGCTGTTTGAATACGCCCTTGAAGAACTCCAGGACATCTCGAACTATGCAGTGTTCTTGGCCATCCGACTTGAGCGTATTCGCCATGCCCTGAACGAGCGAGACGACTTGGGTGTGGGTACCGAAGAGGATTTCGCTCAGACGAACTACTCTGTGGAAGATTTTGAGGAGGAAAACTAATGGCTGAGTTGGTAGAGATTAGTGACCTGGAAACCAGGACCACTTTCCATGTAACCTTCGGTTATGAGGACTACATGCTCACTGTGGAGGCAGCTCAGGCTTTGCGAGATGCTCTCGATGAATTCTTGAGGAAGTGATTGATGAAGGTACTTACTCTAGACATCGAGACGATGCCTAATCTGGCTTACGTCTGGGATCTATGGAATGCCAATCCTGGCTCTAACCTGAAGACCGTCAAGGAATTCGGTAGGGTGGCCTGCTTTGCGGGAAAACTCCTGGATGATGATGTGGTCAGGTATGCCTCCGACTTCCACAATGGGCATAAGAAGATGGTGCAAGAAGCATGGACGTTACTTGACTACTGTGATGTGTTGGTAACTTACAATGGTAAGCAGTTCGATGCCAAGCATTTGAATCGTGAGTTCTTGTTGCAAGGTCTTGGCCCTCCGTCACCGTATAAGCATGTAGACTTGTACCAGGTGATCAAGAGCAATTTCAAGTTCGCTTCCAACAAGCTTGACCATGTGGCGACTCAGCTTGAGATTGGATCTAAGATCAAGCATGCAGGGTTTGACCTGTGGATCGACTGTATGGCAGGAAACATCGACGCCTGGGACAAGATGCGGGAATACAACATGCAAGACGTTGTGCTCACCGAAGAGCTGTACCTCATCCTGCGACCGTGGATTGGTGCTCACCCGAATTTCAACTCGTATTCCGAGGAAGAGGTTGAGGGGTGCACACGGTGTGGCAGTTCTGATTTTCAGAAGCGTGGAACCTATAAGACTACCTTCGGCATAAAGCAACAGTACTGGTGCAAGGATTGTGGTGGATGGTTTACCCACAAACTGTCTGATAGGTTGACCGAATTTAGGAGCGTGTAATTTGACCATCACTATCACGGACGAGTTCCGAGAGAAGGTGAATAAGGCAGCCCGATCTGTGGCTGGCAGGAATTCAGCGGTTGACTGGGAAGATATTTCTCAGGACATGTGGGTTTGGTTCCTTCAGAACCCTGAACAGTATGACAAGTACACCAACCTTGAAGACCCCTTCAGGGAACTCAAGAAGATTGCAAGGCAGGAACTGTATAAGCAGAACAATGCTCTGGAGTTCTTTTCTGGGAACTACACGTACACCCCTGCTGAAGTCAGAGGGCTACTGAACCAGTACTTGATTGACGTGGAATTGGAAGCAGTGGCTGAGCATGTTGATTTGACTGAAGGACTTCTCATGCTGAGGTCTCAAGCACCAAGCTACTTCAAGACCATCATTAACAAGTGGGTTCATGGCACCGAGGGTAACCGGGGAATGACCAGCCACTCTGTAGACAAGCTGACACGGTTGATGAATCAGGTCCATCAAGCAGCCAGGTATTCCTACGAGGGACCCGGAAACCGCAGGGTAGTGAGCAATTCGGCAGCAAACGCCTGGACGGACCTCGAACGAGGGCAGTCGATGGGCAGCAAGTACGATCGAGATTGGATGAAGGTATAAGTGAGGCTAACTGAGACTGGTCAAGTAGTTTACGAACGGACCTATAGTAGGCCGAAACCAGATGGCACTAAGGAAACGTGGCCAGAGACAGTTGAACGAGTAGTTGACGGAAACCTCGCGCTGGTCCCCAAGAAATACCATCTTGAGGGTGAGCGTGAGGCTTTGATCCGACTCATCACCGAGTTCAAAATCATTCCTGGTGGACGTCACTTGTGGGCATCCGGTGTAAAGGGTAGGCAGTACCTCTTCAATTGCCACGTGAGTGGTTGGGGTGAGAAGCTGTCTGATCACTTCGAGTTCACCTTCATGAGGTTGATGGAAGGAGGTGGTGTTGGTGCTAACTACTCTAATTCGTACCTGGAACAGTACCCTGCTCTGGCGGGAGGACCTTACGTGGTGCACATTGTTTGTGATCCTAGTCATCCAGACTACCTTAAGCTAAGGAGTGCAGGTGTCCTTTCTGAGGAATACACGTCAGAATGGGAAGGTGCGTTTGACGTGGAAGATAGCCGAGAAGGTTGGGCTTCTGCTCTGGTTGACTTGGTGGACACTTACGGACGTCAAGCAAAGAATAAGAACCGTGTGTACGACGTGTCGAGGGTTCGTGAAGAAGGTGCACGGCTAAAGACCTTTGGTGGTCGGGCTTCCGGCCCTCTCCCATTGGCCAAGATGCTGATTGAAGTGTCGGACATCATGAACGGCGCAGTTACACAGAAGTTTCCGCCCTGGAAGCTTACTGGTATGGATGCAATGAGGATTGACCACGCTATCGCCAAGTGTGTGGTGTCTGGAGGGGTCAGGCGATCAGCCCGAATGGCCATGATGCACTGGAATGACCCTGAGGTTTTCGAGTTCCTCAAGTGCAAGGCTGACGGAGATCACTGGACTACCAACATCTCTGTGGTTCTTGATGATGAGTTCTTCAAGTGCATCAACAGCGGTGATCATATGAACATCGTTTACGATGCACACACGGTGCTGAAGAAGCTGGCTGAGGGAATGCTTCACAATGGTGAGCCTGGATTTTGGAACTACTCGCTGTCCCAGGAAGGCGAGCCCAACGAAGTTATCTGTACCAATCCATGCGGTGAGATCACGTTGGAAGCCTGGGAGAACTGCAATCTAGGGCATGTGAACCTTGCAGCCTTTGTCTACGACGAGCC